TTGCTTTCTGCGAGGTATTCTCTGAAATTTTTCATGGTTAGTTCCTATGAATTATTTATCCATTTTTTTAAGTTTCTCAATAAGACTGTTACGGTCAGTGACTACATAACCGGTTACATCAATAGCTTGACCGTTACCATCTTCACCTCTTGCGTCATTATCAAGTTTTTGCTTTTTCAACTGCAAATCCACAATTTTCAACTTTTTATCCAGTTTTGCAATCTTGGCATCAAGTGCATTTCGTAACATACCACCTGCAACTTCGAAGATTCTAGCCGAGTAGCGAGTTTCCACATTCATACCAAGGTCCATAAGGTCATCATAGGCCTTTTCGGCCTTAATAGCAAGGTCGTCTAACTCCTTGTCAGCGGTATGACCGAGGCCATCAACTGGTGGAAGTGCTTGGGATATCTTATCAAACTCACGCATTGTCTGCTCTACTTCTTCAACTTTAGCAACTGCGGTGGCTTGAGCCTTAATTTCCTTTTCAACTGACTTTAGAGTCTCTTTGTGTTCGGGAAGGTTTAAAAGTTCTTCTAATTTTTTTGTCATGAGTTACTTATCTACGCTTGTTAGGATTGTGAAAAATGTCATTTTCTGTGACAATTCTGAATTTTATACCTTTTTGTTTACACCAATTATGTGCAGCTTCCCACTTTGCAATATTTTTCACATATTGGAATTGGTTTACCTTATTTTTTCCAACTTTTTCCAAAATTGCGTGATTACTTGGTTTCACTTCAATAAGCTCAACATGCTGTTTTCCAGCTTTGTCCACATATTTTATGAAAAAATCAGGTACATAGATGGTTTGACGGCCAGTTGTAGGGTCTCTGTATGGAATTTGTACGGCTTCACTAGCCCACTGGAGGATTGCGGGGTTATTATCACAAAATTGCATGAACACATTCTCCCATCCTGACCTATATTTTGGAGATTTTGTGCCTACATACTTCTCTTTATTCTTAATTTCGTAAATTCCTTGAGCAAAACGACCCATTATGCTATAATATTTCTCTTATCATACTGAACATTGGCAGAATTGTCAATTCTTGTTCCTAAAATACTAATTCTTAGTCTATGAGTGTTTAAAATTTCTCTAACAACTGCACTTAATTGAATTTTATTCAATTTTTTAAGTGTATCTAGTAATTGAAATACATTAATATTGTCAATTTTTGATTGAGATACTAGTACAGTAGCTATTGCTATTGCTGCACTTTCATTAAATCCTCTACTAGAGAAAAAAGCGATAGAAGAGTCAATTACAGCACTTGGAACAGCTATTCCTTCTTTGTAATATGTGTTAAAAAATTTCTTCCCTGATTCAGCACTATCGGTTGATCCAGTTTTTACAGGAAGATTAGAGAATGGTATATTAGGCATTTTTATTATCCTTGAAATGGGTCATCTGGAACATCAAAAAATTGTGGATTATTATTAATTAATTCTGAATTAGATATAGAGTTCAGACTTGCATTATCGCTTTGAGTAAAATAATCAATATTTACGGCTCCAGGGGATTCCGGTAGTAGAATTCCTGAATCGTAACCATTAAATATCTTTGATTCTTCTGAACTTTGCTCATTTGTTGGTAAATTACTTCTATAAACATCACTAACAATTGGAGTAGAAACTAATGTTCCCGTAATAGAAGGTAATGTTCCGGTTGTATTAATTGTAGAAAATTCTGATGTTATTGCTTCTAATCTGGCCGCTGCGCCATCATTATAATTACTAATGATAGGAGCGTTTGATAATTGATAGGTTGCCGGTTCTTCAACTATTCCTCCGAAACTGTAATTTTGAAAACCACTTGTAGAAGGAATAGCAATAGTTTCATATGAAGATAATAAATTAGGTAAAATAGGTGCTGCAACATCGTTACCAAAAGGAATTTGGTTACCTCCCGATGATAATTGTCTAGATCCCGCTATTACACTTATTCCGAGATCGATAGGATTAAACGGATTATCAGAAAACATACCTTGTTGTATATTATACACAGGTGGGGAACTTAATGGACTTTCTGTATTGTCGTAATGTAATATAGAAAAACCTGTTGGGTTGTCAGAATTTACTGTGCCTGTAGTATATATAACTGCATCATATGCAAGAGTCATAGTATTTTCAACTACTCCATTACCCTCACTTTGGTCCATTGTATCGTGTTGCCAAGAAGTTATTCTAGGATGGCATAAAAGATAACTTGTAAATTTATGCCTTGTTAAAGTTAATAACTGAATACTGTTAAAAAATGGAAAAAAACTCGTTCCTACATCTAATCCGTATCTAAAAGGAAAAGAAGATTTTGCATCATATGTATGACTTTCATAGGCAGGAGGATTTATGTCACTATAAGGTGTTTGGGAATTCAAACGATCAGCAAAATAATGAGAATAATACATAGCCCATAATGCATTAGTAACACCGTTATTATCATCATGGAATACTACTGTAACTGGATCATATGTTATTCTAGTATAAGTTGTAGTTTTACGATTATATTGATTTAAATTTTCAGTGTTCAATGTAAATTTAGGTAAGTCCATCTTTTTGACAAGATAATTTAATTCAGATCTGTTTTGTTGTTGAAAGGAAGTGCCTGATATTGCATTTTCATTTAAATTGAATACAGCATAGTACAACCATTTTGGTTTAGGAGCTAATCTATAAGTATCGTCAACATAAAGACGAGCGGCATGTTGCCAGTCACGAATAACTAAACCATCAGTAGACAAATATGGATTATAATAAATTGACATAAACTTATTTATCCAACAAAAAAGACCAGGTTTTTACGCTGGTCTCTTTGTTGTCTAGAATGTCTAATGTTATTAGATACCACCACCTGTTGATAGTGTACCAGTTGTTCTTGGGCTAATTGGAATGCCAATACCAGCTCTATCAAACGGTGTTTGGATACAGTTATCAAACTTAATCGAAAGTTGTATAGTTACTGGATCACTTACACTATATTCTAAATTATTATAATTTGCATTTTGAATGTAACAACCGTACATTTCTGTAGTTTCTAATACTCCCGGAATGTTTACACCGTTACCACCGTCAAGTATTTCAATTCTAGTAGAAAATTTGTAATCAATGCCTGAAGCAGCAGAAGCTTGCTCGTAAAAGTCGAATTGTTTCTGTAATTGTTCACCAACTAGCTGCTGAACAAATCCACCTACATCTTCACGTATAGTGATCGTAAATGGATCCCAGGTATGTTTACCTGCTAGATATATACGACTGTTGTAAACATCTAAAGTTATATCTTCAAATGTTAGATTTGGACGAGTTACGTCGATTACTTGTTTTGTAATTTCGGTTGACGGTGTTGTTACACCAAAATTAGCAAATGTAACCCTAAAACGATATTTTAATTTTGGCATCAGTAGTGCTTGGTTTGGTGCGCTTACATCTGATGCTAGTGGAACTGTAAATCTTGATAGTGTTGCGATTGACATCCTAGACTCCTAAATTCTATATATATTTATTCTTTTATTGAGCCCCGTTTGGGGCTCAATAATGTTTCAATTAATTTGCTAATGACGTTTGAGATTTATTAGCTGCTGATGCTGGATTTGAAATGCCAGCAATTTCACCAGTATTCTTCAATCTTAAAGGTATGTAAATAAACTCAACTGCCTTAACTGGCTCGATTGCAATATCAAGCCATAGCTCATTGCGATCGATTCTGGTTGGAGTATTATTTGTCTCATCACAAACAGTTAAGAAGTCATAAACTGCTCGTTTAGATACAAGATCTAACATTAAGCTGTCGGCTGCTCCTTTTATCTCATCTCTAGTAATTTTATCATTAGGTTCAAAGATATATGGTTTGCAAAGTTTATCTAATTGACCTCTTAAGTAGATAACAAGTCTTGCTACATTTATTCTATCAAGTGAACTTGCAGCTCTAGCACGAGTTTTTTGTCCAAAAATTACTAGTCCGCTACCTGTTAAGAATGTAATCGGATTAACATTAACAGAGTAAAGCGAATCTCTCTGGCCTTCGTTAAGGGCAATTGATCTAAACTCTCCCTCTTGTGCATCAACATATCCAATCGATGATGCATTAGTTACACCACCGCGTCTAATACCTGCAGGAGCAAACCACGGAAAGCTAACTGCATCGCTTAATGCAATTGTTCTTAACACCATGTGACTTGCTGGTACAACAATATCGTTACCGGTATTATCGTTAGTAAATCCTGAAGGATAGTAAACACCAAGATATTGATCGTAAGTTGTTAAGCCTTTTTCACCATTATCTGTTGCTAGAAGAGCATTTGATCCCCATTCAACTAAACTAGTTGCATCACTAGTTAATCTCATTGGACTGTCTCCTACAACAAATGCTGTAAGTTTACGATCATAATTTAATGTCACCATGTTTTGAATATTTTCACAATAACCTGGTGTTGAAATTAGATTGAAAGTATTTCTTTCCCAATCGCGTATAGCCTGGCTAGTATCAGTTATTGCTTTTAGTCTCTTAACAACAACTTTACGTTGTGCTTTACGACCGAATAATCCTCGTCCGTCAGAATCATTACCGCTTTCATTAACCCAACGATGTGGATAATAACCGTCCATTGACTCGTCAAGCATACGAACATTATCATCGTCATTATCAATATGATTACGGACAAATCTTTTAACATTAAATCCGCTACGACGTGTATTGAATAATAACATACCACGTGGATAAAGATCTGGATCTGGTGCATCAAAATCTAAGAAGTTTTCAACTAAAAGATCTATAATCTCACCAGGAGTATCACTATTTGCTCCAGTTGTATTATATCTTGCATCAGCAAAAACAATACCATCTTCAGTTGTTTGATCTGTTGTATCAATTGGGTTCCAAACAAAGAAGTTACCGTCATATTTGTAAATTGCTGGATAATTTTCAATATCACTAGTATCAATCCAAAGATCACCATTACGAAGAGGAGTACCGTCACTTTGTAATGTTGGTCTAGTTGCTGAAATAATTGGACCATTAGGATCTGTTTGTTGTTCAGTATTGCTATCATAATATGGACTTGCTTCTCTGTATATCGAAGGACCAGATAATGCTCCTGGATATAGATAACCTACCCATGTAGATCCATTATGAATCATAATATCAACTTGATCAAGTGCTGAATTGTACCACAAACGACCAGTTTCTGGTAATGCCTGTGGTGGATCCTCGCTTGCTGTATAAACAAGTGGTCTCCAGTTGGAAATAATATACCAATATGTTCCATATGCATCGCCGTCTGGAATTAAAGGATCTATAGGAGTTCCTATAATTGGATCTAATGGATCTTGATATAAATTAGCAACCCCGGATAATGTATCATTATTCCAAGTTCCTGTTAAAATATACTGGAAAGGTCCTGTTTCTGGTGTTTCTCTTAAACGAATATCACCACCTAATTTATGTGTAATAGTAAGCCTATTACGACTATCAACATCTGCTTGAATGTTTTTAAATGGATCATCACCGGTACCATCACCTTCATTAATTGCTCCTGCTAATCTATCAGCATCTGTTGTTCCAACACCAGTTGCTGTAAATTCAACAGTTCTGAAAGGAGTAAGAGCTAATTGAGCTGCTCTAGTTTCTGCAATAGTGAATGTATATGTAGTACCCATATCAAATGTTCCGTCTTCAATTACACTACTAACAATTGTAGTCGGAGACGGACGCTGACGACGCCAAATTTTAAAATTAGCTACACGAGGAGTTGTATCTGTTCCAGTGTCTTCATAAAAATTATATTGAACATATACTGCACCTGTTGGAATATTTTCTCCACCACCTGCACGATCTAATCCATATATAGCTGCTTCATTGTTAGAATAAAGAGGAGCACTTACTTGATCCCAATCTTCTGTATTGGTATTCCATAGTTTAACTCTCCAACGAGCTCCAAGGTTTACGTCTGTAGTTTTAATCCATAAAGATCCTGTTGGACGTTTAAGTGAACGACCACTTAAATCAAAATCATTTTCTTTAAATCTTGGAACTTGTGTATGAGGACTAATCTGCATTCTTGGACCGTTGTATGAGCCAGCTGTAATACCAAGAGCAGTAAGTAATCCGCCCGTTCCGTCGGCAATAACAATAGTATTTGATGATGTACTATCAAGTTGTGGACTATCAACAGCACCATTACTATAAATTTCTAATTTATTATCAATAATATCGGCGTTAACACCTCTAACAATATTACCAGTTCCGATAGCTGCCTTAACTGTTGTTAAATCAGCACCAACTCCGACGCTTATTAATGTTCCGTTGATATAAAAAGAACTGCTATCTGGAATAACAGGATTAGTAACAGATCCAACAATAGTTGGCCAGCTTTTATGCCAATCATTAGATCCAACTTGTACCCATGAACCTTTACGATTTTTATACCATAACTTATTCACATTACTTAATGATACTAATGCATATTCACCAGGAATGCCTTTAGACTGAAGAGGAGACTCATCAAGATTAACTTGAGATGTCTTTGTAAAAATATATGGAACTTTGTTTGTAAATTTCTGTCCACCAGTAATATCACCTGGTTCACCGTTCCATTCAAAAATACCAATACGAGTATTTTGTGTATCTAACCAATATGTTCCAGCTGCTGGATTTGCGCCAGGCTCGTTGTATTGTTGCTCTAGTTCTCCTAGATCAACATCAGCACGTATAACATAAGCCGAATTAGCAATTCCTAGGAAACTATATGCTGCCTGTAATCCATATTCGTTAAGTTCGCCGCCATGTATTGGATTACCACTTGAATCTTTATAGAAAAGCGGTGTACCAAATAAATCGCTTAATTCTCTTTGACTAGTAACTAACCAAAGTTTACCAGCATTTGCTGCTAATGTTCCTCTAGCAATTCCAGTTCCACTAGCATTAACTTTATCTTGTCTTGTTGCTAATATAATAAGTGGGCGTGTAGATGGTTCAGCAGGTACATAAAAACTTTCGTCAATTACTTGTACTTCTACGCCTGGCGACATCAATGTCATATTGGTTCTCCCGTATTACAGACTTGTTAGTAATATTTAGCTTATGGTTCATAAAAAACGGTATTACATACTCCAAAAAGGTATCATAAAGGTATCAGAGATTAGATTTAAAGGTATCTAAAGGTACCATAAATATAATATGAGAGAATTATGTGAACGCTGTAATACAAACCATAAAGCAATTAATTATAAAAGAGATGGAAAAACTTTTTATAGACGATTTTGTGATGCTTGTATTATAGAAAAGAAAAAGATTGTTAAACCTAAATGGCAGCAAGACAGCTATAAGAAAAAATTTAAGTGTGAATCATGCGGATTTGTTGCTAAATTTCCTGAACAATTAGATGTTGTTGATTACATTAAAACATATAGAACTATATGCCTTAATTGTAAAGTTACTTTTGACAAAGAAAAGAAAATTACTATTCTTAAAGGAGATTTAAGATCTGATTTTTAAGATCCTCTAACGTATTTTCATT